GTACTCTGTTAAGGGTACGTTTAATCTTTTTGCCATTTGAACTTCTGCTGGCGACAACTTAACTTGTCTTTTTGAGCCGGTATTACCTGCTACTCTGCCTGCCGAAGCCACCTTTTGTTGAGGCTTCGATTTAGCAGAAGACTCTTCAAACTTGTGTGGAAACTCTTGTCGCAATCTTTTATCAACTTCAGAATAATACTCATCTGTCTTAGGATCGTATCCTTCTGCAACAAGTTTTTGATCTATGGTAAAAGCAGCCAATGTCATGATTTCATCTTCACCAAACCATTTATTATTCTCCACCCATGCTTCTTGTTTTTCATCTAACTTAGGCGGAGCCTGGTATTGTGGTGCAGGCTGTTGTACGTTTTGCTGTATGTCAACGGGTTGTTGAACTGGTTGTTGTTCTAATGCTGTTTTTGAAGCAACAATCTTATTTTCTTCTACAGCAATCTTAGCTAAAACATCTTGTGCTTTTGCAACCTTTTCATAATCTTGGTTTTCATGAGCAGATTTCAAAGCAGTCATAGCTTGTTGTTTTTGTGATTTCAGTCTATTTTCAGCCTCCATAAGATAGGATCTGTCAAGGTTAGAACTTTTCTGTCTAAGCTGTTCGTTTTCGACAGCAGTTCTTTTTGCATACTCGTATGCAGACTCCTGGCCTCTTTCAGCTTCTCTTAATTTTCTAGTCAGCGTATTTATTCTTTTTTGTACGCTTTTAGAATAATCTTCTAATTCTTCTTCTTTTTTTGCTTCTGGTGTATCAGATACATCTTCTATTTGCTCATCTGCTTCTTTGTCTACAGGCTCCATAGGGATTTCTGTTTTTGGTTTTTCCTCTTCTACTGGCTCTAGTTCAACAATCTCCCCTTCCTCTACGTCTGTTTCTTCTATTACCTTTGCGTTTTCTTCAGCCATTTTTTCTCCTTATACTGCAAGAATATCGTCAGGATCTAGGATGGTAGCTATCACCTCATCATCGTTAATGATTCTGCATTCAGACTCATCACCGAGTTTGAAACGAGCACCAGCATATCTGCCTATCAATACCCATTGTTTTTCCTGACACCAAGGATGATCAAACTTGCTTGTATCCTTGTAGCAATCAGGACCCATTTTTACTACATAGCCAACGACAGTAGCTAGAGATTCTCTATCTACGGTTGATTGAACTAAGTGGATTCCTCCTTCAGTAACTGCTTTACCTTTGTAAGGTAATATAAGTATCCGCCAACCTGTAGGCTGGGGCATACGTTCTAAAAATGATTTTTCTAAAAGTGTTGGATCTAAAACCCGTGCCTCCTCTTTAACGTAGGCAACATTTTCGTTTACTTCTTCGGTTTTAGTTTCTTCTTGTTGTTTTGCTTTTTGCTCTGCCTCTATCGACTTTGCAACATGATCAGGGACTTGTATCTTGCTCATCTTGTTGTATTTTTCCTAGCAGTTCTCTAAATATATTTTCTGCATCGGCTAGAGAACTGTAACGCCCACGCAAATATTCATACTGAGAAAAGTCTTTACACCCTGCTAACATAGCATCCTTGGTGTCCTCTCTCCTGGCTTCAAGTTCATTTAAGAACTTGTTAGCCAGCCAAACTGGATCCATTAATAGATTCCAGAAAACTTGCCACCGAACTCGGCAGCACCCATGCCTCTAGCTTTACCTTTGCCCATACCAGGCTGAGGTTTAGTGTTGGCTGAAAAAGTACCAGCTTTAGTTTTCAAAGATCCATTACCTTTGTTGCTGTAGCTGTTTTTGTTTTTCAAAACTTTGGGTGTTTTCTGTTGACTTATCTCTGTTCTTTTATACATGTGTTTTATTATGTGTATTTATTTTTTAATTTGCAAGTTTTAATTTTTATTTTGCATATCTAACATTTTCAAACGTGCTTGCTGTTCTAACCTAGCTCTAGCAGTTTCATCACGTAAATCTGCAATATCTTCCATAGATTCTATTCTTTCTCTATCAACATCAATACGTCTTTGTGCGTCCATAGCCTTACGTTTTTCTTCTTGTAAGAACTGTTGTTGTTCCATAGATAACTCTTGACCTTTGAGGGCTAGTTCTTGTTTTCTTATGGCAACTAATGGATCTTCGTCACTAGGATCAGCTACTTGCTGACTATATTGAGTAATTAGTTCTGCCATAATCGGTGCAGAGAACTGTGCCAATATATCACCAGCTTGTTGCACTAACTGCTGTGCTTCAGCAGGATTTGCCTGTTGAGCCTGTTGTTGTAATTGCTGGAACTGTTGCATAGCTTCGGGTGGCATTTGTTGTTCAGCCATAGTATCTGCTTTCATTTGTAAATGTTGCATGATATGTGAATGTATCAAAGCTTGTACCTGTGCGTTCATTTGCACTGGAGGTGTTTGCAATAGAGCAATATGCGTTGCTATATGTGCATCATGGTTCTGTTGACCAAAAGCTTGAGCCTGTTGACCTAGTAATAACTTGTTGTTTTCAAAACCTGCCTCTAGTGGCGTTGGATCTGTCGGTGGTGGTGGAGTCAATATTTTTTCAATATTATCTACACCTATGGCTGAGTACATTCTTTTGTAAGACTCATAAATACCGTTAGGACCGTGAACCTCTGGATTAGATTGTACTAATGCCATCATTTCTTGTGCCATGGCAATGCGTTGAGATTGGCTAAATATATCGGGGTTAGAGATAGGGAATATATCTATATTATCATCAAAATCAGATAATTTTATCGCGGCATTGCCACCAGCTACAGCATAAGGGTACTCTGGGGGAAGGTACTCCTTAAACACTTGTGCAAGTAACTTAAACTCTTTTTTTTGTGAATTGTGTAATCTTTTGTGAATAGCACTTAAAACTTTAGTAGATCTTTCTAGTAAAGCTAATGTTGTGCCTACAGGTGCATTAGGATTACCCTGACCTGTATTGATTTCTGCAATAGAAGCAAACTTTTTACCACCGTCTACCAATATACCTAGTAGGTTTAACAAAGTACCACTAGGTTCTTTGAATGGTAATGGTTGAATAGATTCTCTTAACGATCCACCTGGAGCATCAACATCTCTAAACTCACCAGGTTGAATAGGTGTATCTTCATCTCTAATTCTTATACCTCTAGTTTTAAAACCAGCAGGTAAATTAGCAAGAGTACCAGCGTCAATGAGCTGTCTTAGTATAGATGTAGAAGCTTTAGATAATCCACCTATCATGTGTGTTAAACCAAAACCATAAAATCCTAGTCCTGGTAAGAATTTGAAGTGAACAAAGTATTCAATCTTATTCTTCATAGGATCTTGTTCTTGAAAGTTTCTACGAATAGATAGTATTTCATTGGATCCTGAATCAATGGTAACGATATATGGCAGTTTTACACCTGTTAGTTCGCCGTTTTCATCAGTATCTTCAAAGCCATCAATATCCAAATTACAATGCACTTCGTAAAGAATAGATACCTCGCCATCATCATAAGACGGCTCCATACCTGATAGCTTGTTTATTTCTTCTTTGGCTTCAGAATACATATCAGGTTCTTCACCTGTATCTATATCTATCTTGCGGTAAAAACCAATCGCTTGAAGTTTTCTTACTTCGTTCTCTGGCATCTTGACCACATTGGTAATTCTTGGACAAGACTCTAAATCGGTTGTGTAGTAAGGTACGATTAAATCTTCAGGTGCTACAAACTTAGATACAGCTCTACCTAGGGTTTCATCGTAATAAATTTTCTTAAATGCAGATCCTGCAAGTGGTAAATAAAAAAGCATCTGATCTAACTCTTCGTCAAACTCTTCCATAACATGAACAATTTGATAGTTCATAAAGTCTTTGACTCTTTGTGCTTGTTCTTCTACCGCAGTATCGTATGCACCAATAACTTGTGTTTTAACGGGTCCACCAGAGGGTAATAATTCTTTGTATGCTTGTGCTTGGAAGGTTGTGACTGCTTCACCTAGTAACGGATGGATAACTCCAGAAGCACCCTCAAAAGGCTCAGACCTTTCATCGTCAAACTTCATGCCCAAAT